CTTGACTGGCGGTCAAGACTATGTGTGGCTGCCCGAAGACTTCCGCGAGATCATCGCGGTCGAGCCCACCAGCGGACTCAACAACGGGTTCCGCATCACAACACAGGACCGTTTGCTGGAGCTACGCTCGCTTGCGGTCACCAACTCGTTCGAGTGGAACGGAGCCGTGGTCTACGCGCCCCGATCCTCGGCGGCTACGGGCAGCTTTACGCTGACCGGCGTTACAAGCGGGAGCACCGCAACAATCGCAGACGCTTACAACCCCACGGTGAGCTTTGTGTTTGTGGCCGCAATCGGCAGCAACGACAACACGGCCACCACCCGCTATGTCGAGGTCGGCAGCAGCGACACGGTCACGGCCCAGCAGTTCGCGGTGGCCATCAACGATGCGCCGAGCCTGTATGTGCGGGCCATTGCAGTCGGGACCACCGTGCAGATCACCCACTCGCGCCCAGGCGCGCGTGGCAACGGCATGCTGCTTGGCGAAACGGGCGGACGCTTTACTACCAATGTCGACCAGACCGGCATTGACGGTGGCCCCTTGCGCCCGCGCCTAGACCTGTGGCCGACCCCTGTGAGCGACGAGGTAGATCGCCTGATGGTCTACTACCGTGGCGGATGGCCCACGGTGGACAGCGACAACGCGCTCATTCCGATCCCTGACTGGATCGAGACTCTGTACCTCACCCTGGTTCGCGCCTTTGCCCGCGGGTACGAGCGCGAGTCCGAGGCCAGCATCGAGCAGCGCATCATGGAGGTCAAGGCGGGCCCCATCTACGCGGCGGCACAGCTGCGCGACAAAGAGATGACCGCCAGCCTGGGCCCGATTCGCGGAGGATCCGCCTCTGGAGTGCGGTCCACCTACGACCACCTGTGGAACTTTAGCGGAGTCTCCGCCCCCAACTGATGGCCCAGCAGCGCACTCGGATCCATTACCCCATCAAGGGGATCAGCGAGCACTTTGGCTACTCCGTCCAGGAGGAGATGACTTGCCGCGACGACCGCAATGTGCGGTCACGGGATCCGCGCACGGGACGCATTCGTGGGGCGCAGCGAGCTGGCATGGGGCTGTACGCTGGCGCTGCGCAGCTAAACGGCAACAACCGCGTGAAGGCCTTGGCGGCTACCAGCACAGCACAAGCCAAGCTCGCCTTCTCGGAAGACCTCGCGGGCACAGAGGACTGGGACAACGCGAACAAGTCCTTCGGTGACATCGCAGACATGACCCGAGGTCCCTACGAGTCCTATGTGACTCTGACGGGTAACAACAAGGTCGTCGTGTTCAACGAGGACGGGCAGCCGATCCATGAGATCACGCTTCCTGAGGTGGATCCTGGCGTCAACGACCGGCCCTTCGGGTCGTGCGTGGCCATGGATGAGTTCCAAAACATCTTCGTCGGCACCACGCACGCGGGCAACGGGGTCGGTACGGACTGCGCCCTGTACATCTACCGCTACAACGAGGACGACACCTATCTGCATGTCTACACGCTCAGCTTCGACGAGAGCGTGCTGGACATCAAGGCCGTCAAGAACCGCCTGTATGTTCTGACCGCCGAAGACCCCGCAGCCCAGACCGCGCAGCCCGCAACAGTCGGAACTGACGCCACCAAGGTCTACTTCCGGTTGCGAGTCTTCGAAGACTACCTGCCGTTCAACGAGGCTCCGGTTGAGAACGACGACCTGCGCTATAGCTACGGGTTCCAGACGGCTCCGTCTGCCGTGCAGCAGGGTGGCAACGACTACTTCTTCTTCGCCAACGAGCAGAATGTCGGGCGCCTGTCGGTGACCGAGGACGGGATTGTGCTCGCCAGCATTGCGAGCATTGACGGCATCAACCAGGAGTGGGGCGGCCTCCTGTGGCTGCACCCCAACGCGACCGAGGGAACGACTGACCTTGTCGACAGCAAGTTCGTCTGCACCCTGGGAATGTACGAAACGGCGGAGGCGACCCTGAGCGGCATCGGCCTCGAAGGCCAATGGCTCGGCGACGCCGTGGACAACGAGGACACCGTGCTGTGCTGCGGGGACCCGTTCAGTTTCCAGGAACTGACGGTGACCTCGACGGCGCCCCTCTCGTCCAGCTTCCTGGACCTTGTTGGCCGCGCACAGGACACCGGATTCTTTGGCGCAACGCTCCGCCTTGTGTGGACCGGCACAGGTGCCACGCCTAACTTCATTGGCCAGTCGGGCTCCATCTACAGCTACGGCATCGCAAGCACTCCGGGCGCCACCGTCGAAGAGCGCGTTGACCAGCTTGTCGCTGCGATGAACTTCGCGCAAACGCACACCGAGGCCGGGAAGTTTGCGGCGTTCACGCTGACGAAGAAGGACGCCAGCACCGTCTTGATCGGATGCCCGAGGCCCACGGTCGACACAAACGCCGATGTACCGGCAGACATCGACACCTACTACATCTACGCGGGCCTGATCGGCAACACCTGGGCGACCCCCTTCAATGCCAACACGACTTTCAGCGCAGGCGTCAATGTTCGCCGCGTCGTGGCTGAGCGCACTACCGCCCTGTCTAGCATCATCACAGCCGGTGGCAACACCTTCACCCAAAGCCTTGAGGGTCGGTGGGGAACCGCCACCCCTCAGTCCCTGCTGATCCGCTTCGGCCAGGACCAGAACAACAACGCCTACATTCCGTGGGGGCGCGCCTCCGCTAGCGCTTCCTTCGACAGCAAAGCGGTTGCGTTCTTCCCCGGCGAGTACAGCGCATCTGACCAACGGCAGTTTACCTGCTCGGGATACAGCAACTTCGTCAGCGCCGCCGCGCCCCCGCTGGATGTCCCCGACTATTACGACGACGCGACCTTGCTGCACGCGCCGTTCGTCATCATCGGTGGGCCGCGCGACACGGCGAGCGCAGGCGATCCCAGCTTGTGGCGGTTCAACATTGTCAGCGCGGTCAACACTACCGGCGCACCGCGAGCCCTGCATGTCATCGGCGTTGCGGACAACAAGATCGTCAAGATCCTGAGCGACAGCGTGGTCGAGCCAGACAACAACGCCGTCATCGACAGCTCGGCGCCCTATGTGCAGATCGCCTCGGGCTTCCAGAAATGCTACATCGCGGACGGCCTCAACTACTGGGTGTATGACCCCCTCGACACGGAGGTCAGCGCTAACGGCTCGGTCAAGAAGCTGCGATGCGACAGCGTTGGCAACATCCCGCAGCGCTGCCGACTGGTTGAGCTGTGGCACGGACGGCTTGTCCTGGCCCGCGACCCGGCTGATCCTGGCCGCTGGTCGATGAGCGCCATCAACGACCCCAACAACTGGGATTACTTCCCGACGATCCCCAGCGCCCTGCAAGCCTGCTCGTCCACCAACACTCGAGCTGGGCGCGTGCCGGACATCATCAACACGGTGGTGGTGTACAGCGACGACCTGCTGCTGTTTGGCGGGGACCGCACCATCTACCAGCTGACTGGCGACCCGATGGCCGGTGGCTCGCTGGACCTCGTGACCGACGAGACGGGCATGGCCTTTGGCCGCCCCTACTGCAAGGACCCCCAGGGCACGCTGTGGTTCTTTGGGTCCACGGGCGGGCTGTTCTACATGGTGCCGGGCCAGCGCCCGCAGCGAGCCAGCGTCAACCGCGTCGAGAAGTCTCTGCGCTCGATCGACCTGGGCGCCAACTATGTCCAGCTCCAATGGAACCCCATCGACGAGGGCGTCCACATCTTCGTCATTCCGTTCGGTGCCCCGTCTGGGACGCTGGTGGACCATTGGTTCTACGAGGTCAGCACCGACGCTTGGCACAAGGACCGCTTCGGACTCGCAAACAACGACAACATCCAGCCGTGCGCCTCGGTGCGCATGGATGGTGACCTGTACAACGACCGCACGCTGCTGATTGGCGGCGAAGACGGGCGCGTGCGCCGCTGGGGCATCGACGCCTCGGGCAACATCCCGCGCCACGACGAGCAAACCGACAGCGCCAACATCGGGATTGACAGCTACGCGCTGTTTGGCCCGCTGATCCAAGCCCCGATCGCAGCCGCCCAGCTGACTGAGGCGTCGTTTGTGCTGGCCTCCGATCAGCACGGGGTCAACTACGAGTTCTTTGCGGAGAGCACGCCCGATGACCTGGGCGAGCCCGTGCGCCGTGGCCGCCTCAGGCCTGGACGCAATGACCGCCACCTCGTGCGGATCGCTGGCGACCATGTCTACATGCGGATGCGCAATGCAAGCGTGGGCGAGAGCTGGGCATACGAGTCCGGTGACGCCGAGATCGCCCAGGCGGGGAGCACGCGGCGATGACGCAAA